TTTCTGGTTGTATTTTTTTTGAGTTGTTACGAATTTTCTTTTTATTTCGTAATATCTTTTCTTAATGGTTTCGTAAGCGTTCTCAGGGTTGGAAAGTCTTAAAAAATAGTCTTTATTACTTTCGCCCTCTTTTTGTGGGTTGTTTTTGATCAATTCCGCTGCAGTCATTCACTTAGTTTTTTGTATCGTGTAATATTACGCGAATCCTTATAAGCTTTTAAAACTTGATTTCTTTGTTGCGTTTTTGAATAGCTCACATGAACCCAAGAGGGGTTTCCTTTTACTGGAAATTCGTTAATTAATTGGTCAAATTTAAGATTATCGCGGATAAATTCAAATATATCGCGATTTGTTACGCCGTTGTTTGCGTTGTCGTTGTCTATATCAAGGGCTTCCCCTTTGCAATGCTGCGACGTTTTACTTCCTTTTATTGCTTTATTTAGGGCCTCGCTTCGGTATCCTGAAGATATATAAATTGCCTTTCCGAAATGGTCCCGCATGGGTTGAAATATATTCGCGGCTAAAATTTTAAGGTTTTCAATGTGTTCATCGGTCGGCGCGTTGTCAATCTTCCGGCGCTTTGCAGTTTCGGACCTTGTAACCTCGGCCAAATTTAAGTTTTTAGAAAGTTTCAAATCATTAATTTTCGTACCTCGTTAATTGCAACCCTAATATCATCCTTTGATTTATAGGAAATTTCGTCGTTAGAGCAGTTCAAATCAACCGCAACAAAAAAGAATTTTTCGGGCAATACTTTTATTAAATAGCAAATTGAAGATTTAACGCCCTGAACAATAAACATACTTTTTAAGTGACCGTTTAAATCTTGTATTCTCAAATGTATTTTATTTTTATCCAAAATAGGAGAAACGACCTCGTTCAAATATTCTTTGTCTAAAATTTGATTGTTAAATGATTTTTGCCATTTTAAGGGCAATATTATTGTTCCCTTTATCATGTCGCCGGTTATTATTTTCATTCCGGAATTATGTATTTTTATTAAAACCGCTTTTTTTACTTCAGGAAGCTCCTCCAATTTTTCGAGAATCAACGAAATTTTAGGGTTATTATTTACGGCGTCGTTTACTTTTTTATTTTGTTTTTTATATTTCAAAAAATCAAAATGTCCCCGGCCAATGAATGCCGATAAAACTATTCCGAAAAATATTAATATTTCGGGTAAAAATTTCACTTTGGCTTTGCCATTTTAAACAACTGGCGCGCTAAACTTTGCGCCGAATATCCCAATAAAATAGCAGTAAAAGTATTAAGCGGATAAAATGGGGCTAAATCTTCTTTAGCATAAACAAACAATAAAACAATTAAGCCGCTAATTCCGAACGAAATAAGCTCTAAACCGGCGTCCAAATTTGCGCCGGATTTCCTCGCGTTGTATAGCTTTGTTAATAAATGAAGTAAAACGCCGCCCAAGCTTAAAAAATATAGTTCAAATATTTCGTTCATTTTTACATATTATTGTGCCATGCACCATTACGGTAAATTCTAACTTTATTGGTTGAGGTATTGTAATACATCGCTCCATTTTGTCCGGTAGGATCCGCGGACAAATTAGGTAAAACGAAGCCGTTGGAGTTTAGCATTATAATTATACTAGTTCCGCCCACGTCAGTAAATTCCCATTGATAACCATTTTGCGCGGTAATTGAAACAACCGACTGAGTCCCTACGTTATTATCAATTAATTCAACGTTAAAAGCTCCGTCATTGGTTAAATTTAGATAAGACTCTTCGTTTTGACTCGTAGCTTCAATGCTTAATTCGTTAGAATATAAAGTTATTCCGGTCGTTTTATTCTTTAATTCTAAAGTGCTAGTATCTGAAACTGAAATGGCGTTTTGGTTACCAGTTGCAAAATCAATCCAACCAATAAAACCGAGTTGCGGCTGACCAATTACGGACATATCAATCAAACCGTTAAATCCTTTATAATCGCCGTAATCACTCCCCAACTCTCCCGCATAAGGGAAAGCCATTCCTCCCCCCGCGTCCGCGGTATCATTTAGCAAAGTTAAATTTCCGCTTTCAAATCTGAAAGGTTTTGTTTCGGTTGGCGCATAATGGCCGCCGGCGGTAGTCCAAAGGTTTGCCCCACCGGCTAAGGGCGAAAAAAAGTCTAAAGCGTCCAAAGCTGCCAAAAACAACGGCTTTGTCGCGTATGTTACGCCGTCTAAAGAAATTTCGCTATACAAATAAGAAGGTCCTATTTGTCCGCCTAATTTGGTGGAAAAACTTACCTTTCCCGAGCGGTCAATATATGCAAATACTTGAGAATTTGAAGAGTAAAAACTTGTATCGTTTGAGCTTACTTTTATAAATAAAGCGCCGCCGGTAATAGTTTCAACTTTTAAGCTTTGAGAAAATGCGCTTGTGAATCCGAGCGCCAAAATAATAAATAATAGTTTTTTCATTATATATAAATTTAAGGCGCGCGAATCGCTCGGAGTGAATTTTACAAATGTAAATAATTTAAATTACAAAATCGAAATTTTGCTTTCTTAATTTTATCTCTAATTGAAATAAATCGGTTCGTTCCTCAAATTGGCTTTCCTCAGGACCTTCCTCGGCTGCGTAGTTTTCGCCCTCAATTTGGACCGTATCAAACCCAAAAATGTTAGAAAGTATTTCGGAAAAATAATCAGGAACGGCACCGGTTTTAAATATTCTTATCCGTTTCGAAAAGTTTTCCAAATTAGTATTTTCTTTTTGACCAACAAAAACGTCAATATCTGAACCGCTGCCCTTCAAAAGTTGAGCGTTAACCAAAAGGCCGGCGCTCCATAAAGAAGAAAACGCAACGTTCAAATCCATAAACTCGGACGAATAGGTTAAATTTAAAAGCTTCAATTTTTGTTTTTGCTCTTCGGTTATAATTGTAAAATATTCCGAATAATATTCGCCGATTTCAAAACGGCAGCAATCGAAAATTTTGCCTTTTTTACTTATTTGTACATAAGACGAATCGACAAAATCAGCGCTTTCGTCTGAAAAATCAATTCCGGCGCCGTTGGTAGTATAAAAAGTATTTTCCGTTAATGTGGTTAGTGCTTCGGTTATTCCGTCGTTTGCAACATATTCGCGCAGCGCAACCGGCAACCCGCCAATTTTTGAAACTAAAATATTTATATCCGTTCCGGTTTCGTCAATGTAATTATCATTTTGACTGGTATAAACAAAATTTTCGTCAACAACTTCCGAGTCTAAAGTGAAAGCGTAAGTATCGCGCAAAGCGTCGTTTTCATAAACCAATAAAGAAACCGCTCCGATAATCTTCGGAACCGTTACGGTCAAAATTAAGCCGTCAATCGTGTAGCTTATCCAATCGTATTGGTTAACAAATGCGTTTAAAACTTTTAAATCGGTGTCGGCATCAGTCCCCCCGGTCAAAAATTCGTAAATGTCAACGGATCCGATTTTTATTCTGAAATCTATGGTTGCAAAAGTATCCGCTCTACCGGTAAAATCAAACGAATAAACGCTTAATTTTTCGCTTATATCGTTGTTCAAATCGTACCATTTTATATTTGACGTTAATAAATAAACTCCGCCCAATCCGCACGCATCAATTAATTCCGCTTTGGCGTCGTAATTACAAACTTTATAGTCAATCTCCGGCTCGCATAAAACAATACCTAAAACGCAAATTTCAGCAGCGGCGGATATTTTTACCGTTAAATTAGTGTAATCTTGGCCCAATTCATAAATAAATAAACCGCTTTGATTATTAAACAAATCGATTACTGTCGTATTTTCTCGCACTTCAACGCTATAATTCCCCTCAATTTTTAAAACTAATTTTTTTCCAATAACGGCGCCGTCTAAATTGGTATAAATTAACGCCCCGGAATCGATGCACATTTGACAATTTTTAATTTCCGGGTTTGTCGCTCCTGAAACAATAAATTCGTCAACGCTTGAAAATCCATAAGCGCCCGAAATAATATCTTCATAAATAATATTCTCCGTTTGATCCTGAAATTTCGGAGTATATGAACCGGGCAAAGCGTTCCAATAATCAGACGATTCCGCAAAGCTCAAATTGTCTTTTAATTTGGTCGCGTTTGGCTTATAAAATCTTAAAGGGTTTAAAGTTGGTATTTGCATTTTTTTAAATTTTACGTTTGTTTTTCAATCAAAGTTATTTCGCCTAAATCGTTTTGAATTTGTGCCTTCCATAAATAGCCGTATTTCGTCTCACAACCTAAAGAAAATTTAAAAACGTCCAATTGGTTGTTCATTACTTTCCAAAGGTCGTTTTCGCTGACCTTAAAATTCCAAAGCATCGGAATAAATTTCGCCTCCGTCATTTCAGAATAAGCAAGGTCCTCAAGTTCAACCAAAGTTGAAATTTCTCCGGTTTTTTGTGTTACCAAAGCCGCCAAATTTTGCGATTTTTCAAACCTTAAAGCGTCCGTTTTATTTTTCCAAAAGGCCGAATTTATCAAATCGCTATTATTTAAAAGCATTCGTTTCGGGGAAAAATCTAAATTTCCAGCGTAACTGGGTAAAATAACCCCCTCAACTAAAGTAAATCCTCCGGAAGTCCCGAGTATTGTTTCGTAAGTTCCCGCAACGTCCTGAACCGTACACAAAAAAACTTTATCGTCGTATTTGGTGTCAACGTTTGCGTCGCTTGCAAAGCTTAATCGTTTTGCAAGTTCAACGCCTAAATAATCGGTATTATATTTAGTAACCAAATCCAAGTTGTTAGCTTTAATTCTTAAAGGGCTTGAAAATTGAAGTATAGTATTGTGTTCGTTTGTTCCGTTTGTGTTTTCGTATTTTATTTGCTTATTTCCGACCTTTATATTGGTATATAAAAGTTTAGTAAACAATTCGCGGGATATTTCTTGCGGTTCAAGTTCTATTTCATTGGTGCCGAAAACGTCCGAGCGGCGCTCAATGTTAATTTTTTCGCCATCGAACCACATGGAAAGCCCGTAGATTGAATTTAAAGTTTTATATAAATCTTGAAAATTTGCTTCAAGCTCCACCGGATCGCCGTCAGAAAGTTCCGCGTTTCGCAAAAATAGGCCATTAGTAACCGCAATCCCGGAGGCCAAACCGTCCGCGGTATATCCTAAATCAATACGGCCGAATAAATCAGATTGAAAAACGTTCGTTTTATCGGTCATTTGCTCAATCAAATTTTGAAAAACTTCATAAATTAAAAAGCTTGAATGTACGGAATCAAAACTAAGCTCATTATAGGAATAATTTATTGTGCTTTCCTGAAAGGTAATCGTAAAAAGTGCAGCGCTGCACTCAACAACTAAACGATAAACAAGCCCTTCGTCTTTTTGAAAGTTATAAGTTCCTGAAAAATTAGCCGAATTAGTTCCGGGATCTTCGTCAACTTGGTCAATAATTGCGGAATTTACAAAAGTAAAATCAACGCCGTCGTAAGTGTAAGATTGCATTTTTAGCTTAATCGCATTAACCGCCGGAATAGCATTCAACGAATTATAATCAAAATCAATATCAAACTCCAAACTTATATCGGTGTCCTGAGTTTCTGAATGTTGTTTTAAAGACATTTCTTGAAACAATAAACCGCCCGAAACACTATCGACAACCGTAGTACCTAAAGCCGCGTTTTGATAAAATAAAATATTGTTGTTGGTTTCTTGAGTTGGAATAGTTAAATCCCGATTATTTAGTTGGCCGTCAGGAATCGCAACGTTTAAATAAGCGTCGGCAATGCCGGAAAATGCTTCCAATTTTAAAGGCCGAGTTTTATATTTTACGTTTATTGGGCTAATTGTAGTAATAGTTTGATCCTCAACCGAAGTATTTCGTCCAATTTTTAGGTCTAAATCTTCTCGGGTTTTTATTTTTTGTTGCTCACTATTCCCCACAATATCAACCTCAACCTTTAAAAGTTTATTGTTGTTATTATATACTTCCTTATAATTATAAAAATCAATTACTCCGCTTTGAAAATCCTCATAACATGACATAGAAACGTTAAGCTTTTTTATAGTAAAAGTATTTTCAGAATTTACGCCCTCAGACTCAAAAAAGTCCTTCATTGTTTTAGCGTCTTGTTTTAAAAATATAAGCTTATCAATTGAAGCCTCGCGGAAATATCCCCAGTAATCAGTATCCCGACCAATTACATATTTTAAGGAGTCAAAGTTGAAAATATCAAGTTGAATCTCAACGTCATTTATATAAAATTTCCATTTTTTCATAAACCTAAATATTCAATTCTTGAGTTGTTTCTAACGTCTATATTTACGCTCATTTTCTTGCGTTTTAAATCGCTTCTTAGCCCTTTTATTTCGCCTTTTAAGCCATCATTTAATAAAGCCCTCGTTTGCTCCGCCGTTTTTACTTTCGTTCCCTCCGGCAAGTATTCAAGCGTTTTTTCGGCCGCAATTCTTTGAGTGCCGTCAGGATATTCAATCAGTTCCGCGCCTCTTTCCCCCACAAAGGCCAAACCTTCCGGGGAATAATCCGTTCCTTTGTAAAATTCCGGAATTGGTCGCGACGCAACTATTGCCGCCTGAATGGTTCCTTGCGCAAGTACCGCAGCGAGTGCCGCAATACCGGCCGGATTGGGCGCCGCTCCAAGTGCTAAAGGCGCCGCAGCGAGTGAACGAATCGCAGCTTGGGCAGTATTGACCGCAATATTAAACAACGCTTGTGCTTTGTCCTGCATTGCTTGCTTCCTTTTTATTTCGGTTTGCTTTTTTGCGGTTTCTTCCTCTAATCTTAAACGGCGCGCGGAAGCTTCCTCCTCCGTAATTGCTCCGTCCGCCTCTAATTGATTTACATATTCTAAACGCTTATTTTGTTCTTCCTCAAATTTCGCAAGCTCTTCCGCGTTTTTTTCGCTTTGTCGGTCAAAAAATTCGTTCGTTATATCAGTAAGCGCCTCAAATCCTAATTCAGTAATAATTTGCTTCGCTTGCTGCACGCTTTCCGCTCTTTTTTTGTCGTCCTCCGCTTGCTTATCCTTTGCTTTTGCTTCTTCGTCCCTTAAATCTTGCTCTTTTTTTGCTTGCTCTTTCGCTAATTCCTCAAGCGTTTTAACGTTGTTTTTTTGCAAATCAATTCTAAAATCTGCAAGCGTTTCCAAAGCTTCTTTTCTTTCGTCGTCGGTTAAATTTTCGACCTCAATAATTTTTTCAAGCGTTTCAATAGTGTCCGAAATTAATTCCGCGTTGTATTGTTTTTGCAAATTTGACAAACCGTCGATAAATTCTTGCGATCCTATTTGTGAATTTTTAAATTGTTCGGATAGGGCTTTTTGTTCATCTGCAAGGGCTTTCGCGTTTTTCTTTGCGGCTTCTTTTATTGCTCCGCTAACATCAAAACCCGCGCTTTCGCCGCCTCCGGTTCCGCCGTCCGTTCCTCCGCCGCCCGTTCCTCCGCCAGTACCGCCGCCGGTTGATCCTAACTCTTCGTTTAATTTATTTAATTCAATTAGCGCCTTTTTGTCGGCCCTTACTTGCTCCAATGCGTTAGTATATGCAAGCTTTGCCGCGTTGTCGGTATCTTCTTGAATTTTTTTTGTATTTTTTAGCTCAAAATTCACGTCTTTAATCCCCTTTAATTGGGCAGCCGCGCCGGAAAAATCAAAACTAAAAGCTTTCCCTAATACTTCGCCGTATTGTACCGCATTGGTCGCGGCATCTTTTAAAATACTTTTAACGTCCTCGAAAACTGCTTTAAAAAGTTTTGGTATTGCTTGAATCCTTACCGTAAACGCGGCAAAATTTGCACCGATTAATTCAATCCCCGAAACCCATTTTTTCGTTATAAATGTAATTGAATCAAAAAAAGCAATTTTTATTTTTATCCAAACTTGCTTCACAACTGCCAAAAACGCAACGGCTTCGTCAGATTTAAAAGCTTCGGTTTGCGCTGACTCTAATTCGTCAAATAATTCCGCACTCTTTCTTTGCGCTTCAGATAAATCACTTAAAGCCTCACTACTTAAATTTACGCTTTCATTTAGTGCCTCAAATATTTTTTGAGCGCCTCCGGCGTCCTCTCCCGCTCCTCGAAATACGTCCGCCGTTAAAGTTGCGAGTTGTTCCTGATTTAAACCGACTCTTTCAGACTCTTCAGCGATTAAATTTAAAGCGTCTTTAATAGTTATCGCGCCGGAGTTGACTTGATCCAAAAGGTCCGCAGTAAATGAAGCGCCGAACGCATTAACTAAGGCCTCGCGCGTTGCTTTTGTTTGCTCGTTTAAACTTATTCCGGCCTCTTTTATTGCGTCCGGGAGTTTATCGTTATAAATCCCTAAATCAATACCGGTATTTAAAATGTCAATAAATTCTTGAGCGCTAAAACCATTAGCCGCAAAAAGTTGGCCATATTCGCGAATACTGTCCCCAAATTCTCCACTCGCGGCGCCGCCTCGCGCCAAACCGTCGTTGTATATTTTAAAAGCTTCCTCAGATGAAACGCCAAAATCGCGTTGTAAATCTGCCAATTCGCGGACCGCTTCGTTAAAATCTTTTCCGTATGCGCTCTCGATTGCAGTCGCTTGCTCCCTTAGTTTATCGGTTGCCGCTCCGGTTGTGTTTGCCAATCTTTCGACTAAAACGTTGGTTTCTGCAATTTTTACATTAAAATCAAAAAACGCCTTTGTAGCAATTCCAACCGCGACAAGTGCCGCAATTGCCGCCCCGATGGGAGTCGCAATAAACGCTAAACCCGCTCGCGTTGCGCTAACTAAACCGGCCCCAATCGCGGCAAAAGCCGATTTAACGCCTCCGCTTCCCGCTGCTATTCCGTCCAAGTTTACCCCAAGCCCTGAAAGCGCTCCGTTTAAACGGTCAAATCCCGGAATCGCGCTCGCGTAGTTTCCGACGTTATCGTTAAAACGCCCGATTGGTTCGTTTATGTCGTCAATTTCTTGCCGCAATTCTTGTACTTGTTTTTGGGCTTTTTTTGTTTCCGCGCTTGCAAGGCCTTGCGTTGAAGCTAAATCCCGATATTTTTTTTCGGCTTTTGTTAATTCAAGTCTTAAACGATCATAACCCTCGGCGGCCGTTGTCGCATCTTTTGCCGCTTCTCGGTTTTCTTTGTTTTGTTGGTTGGTTAACTGGCGCAAACGTGCCAATTCTTTGCCCTCTTCAGTTTGGGCAAACGATAAGTTTTCCGTCGCTTTTTGTAGTTTTTTTTGCGAAGCGGTTAATTTTTCCGTCGATTTTTCTTGCTCCTCAACGGCTTTTTGATAACCTTTAAAGCTTTTAAAATCAAGTTTGATTTTGTCCAATTCCTTAACATTGTCGTAAATCAACGAAATTTCGCTATTAATTTTATTAAGTTGCGCCTCGGCTTCCTTGCTAAATATCGGTTTTATTTCTCCCGCCATGATTTAATTAATTTAATAAAAATTTTCGAAATACTTCAATCAATTCGTCCCTTTTATTTTCAAATATTTCCTTGTTCTCTTCCTCCGAAACGTCCAAAACGTCGGGCGCTCTTTCTGCAATTTTTGGATAGTTAGAATCCTGACTATCTATTTCAATAAATTTTTCTTGTTTATTTAAAAACATACTTTTATAGAATCCCCCGGTATCTTTCCAAGCTATATTTCCGCTCGAAGAAATAAAACCGCCTTCAATCCTTTTTATTGCAATAGTTGCGTCCGCGTATTCAGGAAACGAGCCACCTTTTGAATCCTTTCCCTCTTCAAGTCTATTTTGAAGTATTTCAATCGCTTCGTCGTCCACAACCTCCAACGCAAATTTTTCCTTATTTGCCGCCAGTTCCGCAATATTATTTTTTAATTTAAGCAAGTTCATCCGCTAATTTTATCATTTCGCACCATTCGACAAGGGTTATTTTCATAGGATCGCGTTGAAGCCCTAAATTTCGCAACACATTTATTGCCGTCCTCATATAGTTGAAATTTCCGTTTCTATCTTCAAACTTATTTAACGTTCGATTATAGTCGTTTTTTATTCCTTTTATATTTCTTACCAATTGGTTAATCATGTCTTTTTTAATATCTATAAACGCAAGCTTATATTTTTTACAATTTTGTTTTAGTTTTTGAACGTTTTTTTCATTCAAAAATAAACTTATTTTCTCGGTATTTACGCAATTTATTGTTTTTAAAATATCGCTTAAAGCCATAATTTTAAGCTCCAAAAATATTTTTTTCTTTAAATCGCTTAAATTTTGTTTATATGCTTTCTCATTGTATTGCTCACTAAACCATTCCTTTAAATTAATTAAGGTATTGTTTAGCTCATATATTTCGATATTATTCAATTCTTGGTCCTGATCAATTAATAAATATTTAATATTTTCCTCAGCTTTATAAAAATTATAAGCCGGGCAAATTTCCGGTTTATCAAAATGGTCCTTCATATATTTCAATATTATTTATGTTTGTAGTTCCGGGAATAATCAAACCTAAAATTTTTAATCCTAATGTTTCGGCCAATCCCTCGTTCATTGTTGTCAAATTACTGTTATATCGCACAATTACGCGCCGTTTTTGGTACTTATTGGCAACGGTAAGCTCATAAAAAAGAAAATCGTTCCAATTCTCTTTTGTTAAACTTAACCCCCTACAACCGCAACTCTTTTTTATCATAACTTAAAAAAAAAACGGCCGTCTTTTAAAGGACGGCCGCAATTTGAATTATCCCTTTTCCTCGCTTTTTTTCTTAGCTTTTGGGCTTTCTTTTTTAAATGTCGAAAGATATTCGTCATAAATCCCCTCCTTCATTAAAAAATCAGCTCTTTTATAATGGCCCTCTGAGCATCTAAGCCCTCGAGACATTGCCAAGCGTTTAGCCAGTTTATCGCGAAACTCCTCTTTTTTTAACTTTCTTCCTTTGAAAATCATAATTAAGAAATTGTAAACGATTTTGGCGTTTCTAAAGCTCCGTAAATTGCAGAAGATCCCGCAACTTCAACGGTAACCGCGTCCAAGTTTACTGAATACGTTCCCGCACTTAAAGCCGGAGAGAATGCAGCGGTATAAGTTCCGTCGCCGTTGTCAGTTACCGAACTTGGTACTTGAGCAGCCGCAGAAGAATCCAAAAATTCAAGGTCAGTATCTAAGCCTAAAATTCCGGTTCCGTTGCAACCTTCAGTAATTGAAACCGTTACCGATGCACCGGCCGCACTTGGCACGCTTATAGCAACATCAACAACGCCGTCAACATTAGATATATCAAAACCCGCCGTTTCAACGTGATCGATAATATCTTTGTCAACTAACCAACGCAAAGTAGGATAAACAATATCTGAATTGTTTACTCTTCTCGGCATAGATGGAGGAAATACCAATTGTGAAAGGTTTCCTTTCAAGTATTCAACGCCCCCAGAAGTTTCGGAAAGGTTGCCCTCGAATCCGCTCACTTCGTCAACCGCCCAAACTTGCACTTGTCGCGCGTTCCATGGTTGTAACTTTCTTAGCATACACTGACCGATTTTGATACCGAAACCGATATCAAAGTTTGAAGTCAATCGCGTAACTTGAGAATTTCCGCTATTATCCTGAGCAACTTGCGCCTCGTTAATAGTTGAATTTCGTACGTCGTATATTTCAGGACCTACGAAAATTTTTCCCGCAGCGATTTCCGCTTTAAAAAGTGTTTCGTCAGCGATAACGCTTAACAATAATTGATAATTTAAATCAGGACTCCAAAGCAAACGTTTCGTTTCTTTTGGAGAGATCAAGCAGTTTGACCGGCTTGAGTTTGGGTTGCTTGAAGCGCAACCGTCGGCTTTTATTATAGACATAATTTATTATTTTTACAGTTTTCAATAAAATTTATTTCAATTTTGACGTCAATAATATCCCAAAAATCATTTGCAACAATTTCCTCCTCGCTATAAAAAGGGACGTCCGTCTTGCTTTTTATAACATGAGTATAAACATTTTCGCTCCTTTTCATTGCCGAAATAAATTCGTCAAACATAGGATAAAGAATATTTTTAAAATTTGTCGCATACCTTTTTTGGTAAGTCATTGAATCGTCGGTTTTTGTAGCTAAAAGAAAACGCAAGGTTGTATTTGTTCGGCCATATTCCAGTACCTCGGTAAAAGGTTGCTCCAAAATGATGCAAGGATATTTCGCGCGTCCGGTTATTTTTTTGTCCTTTAACGCTAATAAATTTCTTACTTCGTTTCGGTTGCCATAGTAATAAAAGGGGCTTTTATTATACCATGAATGAGTTCCGTCCGATAAATCGGAAGCTTTTAAACATTCATCGCAATCATAAACGACCTCACAAGGAACGGATCCAACCGGAGCGCCCGAAACAATTTCGACCTCCCCCTTCGTCCTCATTTGGTCAATGATATATTGAACCTCTTCGACTATTATTAAAGCCATTGTAAACCTTTTATTTTTAATCCGTACAAATTAACCTCATAATCTTCTAAGCTTGAATTTTTAAGGAATGATTTAAGACTATAATCCCCGCAATCTATCAATTCAACCGCTTTATTCCATGCGGTAAACTGTTTAAACGCCATACTTTTGTTAGTTGCTTCCTTTCTCATTGGTAAAGTTCCGCCGGTTTGCGCTACATTGTAAGCGTTGTCCCGATGGTACCAATAATAAATAAAGCCCGCGGTTATGTTTTTAAGGCCTTCAAATTGATAGGTAACCCCATCAATTGAAAAATCGCCCCCATTAACAAGAACCGCCCATTCGCCAGTAAGGCCGGAATTTAATTCCGTTTGCAAGGAGTTGAAAAACTTTTGACCTAAAATTTTACGCAAAATTTGCGGCTCATATTTCTCAATGAAATATTGAAGCCGTTGATCAGGCGCGCAATTATCGGAAAGAATTACTTCCAACTCCCCCACAAACATAGATTGCTGAGTTATATATATCATTATATTATCCCTTTACTTCTCCATTTTAGCGCTCTTTCGAACACAATAACAACCTCGTCCCCCTTTTTAAACCTTGCGAAATCTTTGGAAATTACAAATTTTTGTTTTCCTTCATATTTCACAAGCTCCTGAGCTTCGGTTTTTTTACCTTTCGATTTTTCCGCTTTTGCTCCTTGAGTTTTGGCGGTTGCTTTTGTTTTCGCCATTACGCCGGTGTAATATCAGTTATAACGTTCGCGAATGTGTCAGAAATAACCGCGCCCGCATAGTTAGTCGGTAACATAACCGCAAACGGTGCTTCAATTACATTTTCAACAACATTATCACGCATGAAAGTATAAGGATTTGCTTTTGAAACGAAATCGCCCAAACCAAAACGCAATTTCGGCCAATCGCACATTGCGAAAGTTCCCGCCGCGATAATGTCGCTATCAACTTCGATAAGGTCTAACATTTTATTTCCAACCATTAATTGGTTAGTTTCTCCGACCATTCTGATTGAACCGCCATTCGCTAATGAATAATGTCCGTCAGTTCCTTTCGCTCCGAACATTTTCGCAACGTCAACCGTATTCATTACAACGGTATCAGGCATAAACTTCGAGTCTGTCATTGTAGTCGCAACCGCGTTAAGTGCGTCGTATTCGTTCGCGTCAGCTATTTCTAAGCCCGCGATCGTTGTGAACGTTTCCGCGTAGCTTAATACTCCGCTTGTAGCATCAAAAACGAATTGCTCTAATACTTCAGTCAATAATAAAAGCATGTAGTTCTGAATTTCCGCAACTAAATAGTCAGCTCTATTCATAAATTCCTCAGATATGTAAAAAACAATAGGTAACTTCTCGCTTTCTTTCTTTTCCGTTTGGAATTTTACTGCGATAGTTGTCTTTCCTTTTGCTTCAGTTACTCTAATCGGCGTGCCAGTTTGATCGTAAGGAACCGTAACTTTTAACGCTTCGCCTACCATTAAAGGAGTCGCTCCTGATAATTTATTTAAAATTGTCGCTTCTCTCGATAGTCTTTGAGCAAAACCTAAATCGATAGCAGTCGCAAACAAAATATTTGCGTCAACGTTTGCGTCGTCTGATGGGAAATTACCTCCCGCAGCAGTTGCAGCAATGTTGAAAAGAATATCCGCTTTAACAACAACCTCAAGGCTTGTATCTTTCAGCTCTTTTCCTTTGTTGCTTTTTACTTGCTCTTCTACGATTTTCTTAAAAGTGTTTCGAGTTGAACCGCTTCCGCCGTTTTCCGTAATTTTAGCAACTTTAAGTGCTAAACTTTCGATTTCTTCGGTTGCTTTTTTCAAATCTTCCTGAGTTGTAGCTTTAGAGATTTTGGCGTTAATAGCTTCTAAATCGTTTTTATTTGCTTTAGTTTCTAATTTGTTTGAAACCTCAGACAAAAACTCCGATTGAAGTTCCGCTTGTTTTGTTACTTCTAAACCGGCATATTCCTCGGCGTTGTAACCTTTTGATAAGATAAATTTGTTAAATTTCATAACTTTTTTAAATTTAATTTTTAAATAATGATTGATAAAATAATTTCTTTTGAGTGTCCTGAGACGGCTCGGCATTTTCTGAAGTGCTTTTTGCGGCTTCAATGTTTATAGTTGGCGTTGCGTGGTTTGATCCTTTCACAACGGCGCTACCTTCGATTGCTTTGGCTTCCTGAATAGCCCAAAAATAGCCTTGATTTTCGGCCTCTTCTTTGTTTGCGACGGTATTTATATATTTATCCCAAACAATTTTTTCCTCTTCGTCCTCCTCTTCGTATGAATTAAGCGCTAAATCCATTTTGACATATCGCATTCCGACGGAGTGTTCCTTTACAAATCCGTTAACGTATTGGTTAAACATGAAAGTATTTCGATTTTTTTGAATTTCAGCGTCAAAAACTAAGGCCTCCGTTTGCCCTTTATAGTCAAATCCAAGCTCATGCCAGTCAAATGTTTCCGCTTTTGGCGTTACTTTGTCGCTTATAATTTTGTCAAATGTCATTTGGTGTTCCTGAAGTAACAAAATACCGCGGTTTTCTTTGATTGTTTTATTCCATAAACCCGGAATATGAACGTCGCCGTGCGAATCCATTAAGCCGGTCGTATTAATAACTAACTTAGCGTTAATTTTATTAACGTTTTGGTCCTCTATTGTTAGCGCTTTATTTGCTTTTTTGTCAGCGGTTGCAGTCGGTAAAATTTGTTTTATCGCGTCGCCTTGCTTGGTAATAAGCTTTTTTTGAGCGATTAAAGTCTTTTTATTAGTCCTTAATGCTTCAAATAGTTCCGCTTTTGTTGCAAATTCTTTGTTTGGAAATTCTTTCGCAATAATCATTTTTTTACCTCCGTTTTCGCCTTTAGGGTTTCAATTCTTTTTAATATAGACGCTTTAATTTCGTCCTTTATATCTTCCCTTTTTGTTAATAGTTCTAATTTTTTAATTTCGCTTATCATATCCCAATCATTGAATTAACTAAACTTCGAAATTCCTCGGCGCTTATTATTTCCTTGTCATATAATTCGGAATAAATACTTATTTCGTCCTTTTTTATGCGTTGTTTGCGCTCTTCGTCCTCTTGCATTACTGCCAAATGGGAGAAAGTGCCGCAAATTTTTCCGTCAGTATATCCCAAATATTTGTTCAAACTGTTCATTCGGTCGTCGATAAGGTTTTGCGCCTCGCTTTCGATGAATGCTTTATAGGCCTCCTTTTGATTTTCAAAGGTCGATCCGGCCGCCAAAGCGGAAAACGCTTCTTTGGGCAATCCGAACAAACCGAATATTGTCAATCCGGCGTTTATTAATGTATCGTTAAGCTTCAAATCGCTTACTTTCGGTATTGTCGAAATATAATCAACGTCCGTTCCTATAATTTGGATATTTCTTTGTCCTGATAACGTGCCATAATTATTTTGTTGCCCCTCTTCCATTTCTCGCCGCTCCTTTTCGGTCAACATTGCCGAACCGATTGCGTCTTTTTTACGCGAAACCCAAGCCCCAATTCCTCCCGGATTGCTTAAAAATGTATTTTGTGCCTCAAGTGCTGCTTGAGAATTGGAAACAATGTATTGCAAAGACTCGAGCCTTGATTGTGAAAAATAAGGATTTGTAAAAGTTGACGTATCAAAATACGGCAGCAATTCCTCAACGTTTAACTCTTTTACCTCCCGAGTTACTTCGTCAACGATATACTTTACAACAATTTGTTCAGGATCTTTCTTAATCATTTCCGCGATATAATCGCCGTCGTATAATTGCCCTTGCTTATTTAAAAAAATAAGTTTGTCGGCGCTTATGTTTAAAATGTCGGTCGTTGGATCCGCAAAGCCCCGGGAGTCGATTAATTTGTTAACATACCAGTAAGAAGTCCCAAAAATTGACTGAAATGTTAGGTCCTGAATTAAAAAATTTTGTTGGCTTTGGTATTTATTTGGGTGGTTTAGTTTCTCCGTTACTTCATTTTGAGTAAACTCACCGTTTTCTTTGAAGTAAAATTTCACATTTGAAACGGCTTTGGCTCTTTCTTGTATAGCCCAAAAGACGAAAGGATTGGTTTTATACCATTCGACAAAATCCTTTTTTAATAATTTATTATTTCTTTGGGTATATTGGGCCGTCGTTAGGACGTTAATCGGTTGCTCAACTTTATAGCGTCCGAAAATATTCAATTTTTGTAAGAAAGTTAAAGCCATTTATTAAAATTATGGCCTTTAAAAGACTCGATTTCGAGCAAATATAATTAAATTTTTTATAATTCTACTCTTTCGTTGACAAGTTTTATTGATTTTTTGCATTTTCTACAATAAGGGTAAATAATCGAGTCGTTCAAATTACCCTCATATTCGAGCAATTTTTGATTGCAAACCTTATTTTCACGATTTCGAGGGCAGCGAATTTCTTTAATTTTCATATATTTGTGAGTTTTGTTAAAATTTTCCTATTGATTTTAAGTATAAAACAACGTATTCAATCGCGTCTAATGTATGGTTGTTTAAATCCTCACGCTCTTCGAGTGCATTGCCGGACCGGTCTTTTCGCCAGCAACTGTCAAATTGCTCCATTTCTACGTTCTCAGATGTTTCAGTATAAAAAACTTCGAGTTCTTGCATCATGGAAATGCGCTCAATGATTTTGACCTTGTTACCGATTGCCGTCGTATTTTCCCATCCGGCCGCCCTGAGCGCTCGAATCTTAAGCGGTCGATTATTGTCGCAAATGACCGTTAAGTTTTGATTTATGTCTAATTTTTTAAACATATAAACCGGAATTGAACCGGTTTCGCCGTTTATTGCGTTGGTCCCTATGCGCGTTTGAAGTTGATTTTCGCTGAAATAGTTATATTCATGTATAAACAATTGTCCGTCGTAATATTTTACGCCCACAATTGCGAAAGGATCGACTTTCCCCCAATCAACGCCAATAATTTCGTCTGTATTAAGATTAAAATATTCCTCTTTTGTGCATCTTTTCCAATAATATATACGTCCCTCAACCCCTCCAATCTCTCCGAGGCCATAAACGCGCCACTTATTCGCGTAAAACTCCGACTTAATCGTTCCGTCCGGGTTATATCCGCGCTCTTTATAGCTCAATATATTGCGTTTTTCCTCCGGGCTTATCTTTTCATTACCCTCAAAAGTTACTTGTATAAAGTTTTTTTCGTTGATCAGCTCATGAATATAAAAACGCTTATCGGCGTTAAAGTCAACAATTACCTTTTTAGCCCTTTGGGATATGTCAAAAGTCTTTTTTTGTTTGACCTTATTAACCTCATTTATATAAATAATATCCCTTCGTCGACCTTTTCCGAGGTCCTCTTTGTCCAATCCTATAAACTCAATGAAGCCCGAGAGGGAATTTTTGTCCGTTAATTTACTTTTATTATCATTCCATTTGAAAAAATCCCAAATATTCCAATCAACGCATATCTTTTTGAGGTCCTGAAAAGCGGTGTCCATCAATTTAGTCTTTTCCGCCGATGCTATTGTTATTTCTAAGCTTGGATTTTCTCGAAATGCGTCAATAATTAACATTAAAATCGATACCGTTTTAGAAGCTCCCTGACTCCCTTGAATAATCAAAAGCGGCTCCTTTGCAGCTTCCTGAAAGAAATCGTTCAATTTTATAGTATTTGTTACTGGAATATAGTTAAACGACATTTATTTTCTTAATCCGTTTTTGTCGAATATTGGCGGCGCTTTGACTGTTACGTTGGTTTCAACCGTTTGCGTTGCTTTGCCGTCGGTCCGATCAAGGACCTCCTTGATGGCGTTTAATTTGTCGGATGTCTTTATTTCGTCGGAATTACTAAACGCAATCGTTAACAATTCAATTGCAAGGGCTTTTTTTCCGTCGTCAATATCTTTAAGATCCTCCCTTATTTTAGATAAATCCCCCCTTTCAAGTATTTCCTTTATAATTGTAGAAACCCTTTTACCCTTTGGAGCGCCTTTTTGATTAATGTTTTGAGGGTTATTCTTGAAATTATTGCTTCCCGCGTTTGGGTGCTTATTAATTGCTTTATATCCTCCGGCCATTCGTTTGCATTTCGTTTGTAAATCTTTGTAGTATAAACAAAAATACCGACAAAGTTAAATATTTTATTCTATTATTTACTCTTTATTACTATTTATTTATTAAGTATATCAATAAACTCCTTAATTTCAGACTCCCAAATTGATTTTTTTACTTCCAATTGCTTAATCCAAACCTTTCGAAGCTCAATTTTGTCCTTTATTTCCTCTTTTGTCATGTATATAATTTAAAAACCCGGCGTCATTTCTGACAACCGGGCAAAACAAAACTAATATTTTAAAAAGGAAGGTCCGTCTCCTCCTCCATTTCTTGAGCTTTTGAGCTTTCAGGATCGTTAGACCAAATTATTTTTCCATTCCCTAAATAATTTTTATCCGCTTTTGCCTCCCTTTCCTCCTTTGACTGGTTTTCCCAAACCGAACAATCGTTTTCGAATTGGTCCTTTTCGTCGTTTATCGCAATATTTAGCGATAAATAAGTTCCTTTTTTTCCTTTAATTAATTTCGCTTTGTTGATTTTCTCAACATTAACGGAAATATTTAAAATTTTTGCCATTTTGTTGTTTTTTGATTAAAAAATATATTCACTAATATAGTGATTTTATTCGAATTATTTACTAAAAATTATATTGATCATAAAGTTTATCTAAATAATTAAGGATAAGATTATATTCGTAAAGGTCGCCGTCGTCCGTTGTGATAAAATTTAACGCCGATTGTTTGGCGTTTAATATTGTCGTATGGTCCCGGAAATTAAATAAAATACCTAAATTTTTTAAGGTAATATAAAACCGTTTATTTTCCAGTATTGCCAAAATCAAAAAATTCCTTATTGTTTTGATCTTCATTTTGCGGCTTCTGCCGATTATCTTATTAGCATTTAAATTATAGTTTTCCTCAATATATTTTAGCATTTCGGGAAATACATTTTTGCAAAATATGACGTTTTTTCCTTCCTGATCAATTTTAATTTTTTGCTCAATTGTTGAAATCTGACCTTTTAGGTCCGCTAATTTTATTAAAAGTTTATCGTTCATTTTGTTCGTTGTTAAATATTAAAAATATGGATATAGCTAATAAAATGGAAGCAAGCAAGGACCAACAACCAAAAAAAGCCGAAGTAAAAATTAATAGTAAAATAAATATTGATTGAATTGTATTTGTCATGTTAAAAGGTTTTAATTAGGTTGTCGTAATACTCAATAAATTCGTCGAATGTACGCGCGATGTAATAAATCCCTCCCGCGCTCTCAATATGCTTTTGATATTCTATTTGTGCTTCGCTTTGACGGTCTTTTTTCCATTTAACCTCAATTTTAACGCTTCGCCCTTTTATTGTTGCGCTTATGTCGGCGGATCCTTTCGTTCCGGTTCCCTTTATATATTTTTGGCTTCCCACAACCTGAGGAAGTCCGACAACGTCCGTTTTTATTTGTTTCTTTCCAACCATTCGGCCCATTGTATTAATACGCTCCGCTTGCCATCCTTGCCAATTAAGAAAGTTTTTTATTAACTTGGTCAAATCGTTTGCGCCTCTTTCATGCGTTAAAGGCGGTACCGGATACGGAACGTTCGGATATTTTATGCGGTCAATTTTTTCCTTTAGTGCAATGTATCGTTTTTTGTTTTCTTTGTTCATATTGTTATATAGTTTTTTTCGTTATAAAATTTTAAATATTCTTTCCGATCCTTTGAAAAATCCAATAAATATAAATATCCGCGCATTTTAAACATTAAGTGATTGTAATGTTTTCGTTTTTCGTGGAAATACCAAAACACAATAAGCCCCATTTCCTTGTATTTTTCAGTTTTTTCAATTATTTCCTTGTCAGTAATTGGCGAAGTAACAATTTCGTAAGCCATTTTGCGATCCTTTTCAAGTATATCAGGACGCAAATTTTTAATTTTTTGCTCCATTACTGGCGCGTAATTATGCGCTTTTAAAAGTTTATACAAATGTTGTTTTATTATCAAATGCTTTTCGCTTTCTCCTTTATGGCCGTATTTCAAAGAATACCATTCGGGGACGTTTTTATACCTAAAATGTGCCTTTTTATCGTTTATTGATTTGCTGACAAAAACAAGCTCTTCGCCGTTATTACAATAAACTTTTGGCCTTTCAAGGTTTAGTTCATAATCTAAATAATCAGAAACTGATATTTCTCTATTTTTATATATACAATAATTCATTTAAAACGGTGTTTCGGTTTCGTCAAAAATTTCCTCCTCATTTGACTCTAAAATAAACCAACGGTT